TCTACAAACGCAATTAAAACCATCGCTATAACAAGACCATACATACGGTACTATATACGATGGGGTTGTTTTGTTTCCAAATTATGTTTAAAACATTGTCAGTTGCGCTTGGTGTCGTTTCAATCGCTTACACGTTGCCTCGTAATACTCAGTATCTAATTCACACCCAGTGAAGTCAAAGCCTAAGTTGTGACACGCTATCGCTATTGAGCCGCTTCCAAGATGAGTGTCTAAAATTTTGTCCCCTTCTTTTGCGTAGTTCATTAAAAGCCATTCGTAGAGCTTTACGGGCTTTTGTGTGGGGTGTATTCTTCCAATTTGATTATTATCTATTTTTATTAAATTCGGTAATTTATCTTTTGAATACCAAGCGTATTCGATTTGACTCATAGTAGGCAAATAGACCATTTTATCCCAACAAATTAAGCCCCTACAACCAACACTCCAAAGAAAAGGAAAGTAGTTACCGCCCCAAATAATCTGATTTTTAGAAACTCTAAATAATTCTTTAAAATACTTATCTTTTGGAATTTCATTATCCCAATCGTGATTGTCCCACTTTTCAGATTGATAGTTTTTTCCCCCACCTCCGCTTGTTGTTTTTTTACCTAACCCATAAGGAGGGTCAACAATAGCAAGTTCAAAGTGATTATCTGGATAACGAGCCATTAACTCCATATTATCCTCGTTCGTTAAGTTTATCATTATTTAGGGGTGTTTGGGTGTGGTATAAAGTCCCACCGTCCTTTCTTATCGGTGTCGTCTTCAGGTAAGTCTAAATCTTTAAGTAGCCTTTTCATAAGTTGACTTTGTTCTAAACTTAAAGGTTCAAAGGGTTCGTCTTTCTTTTGTGCCCAAAGTGTCTCCCTCCTTTGTGCGCGTTCCCCCTCGTATTGTTGGAAAGCCTCCACCAGTTCGGGAAGCATAAGGCGTTCAAATTGTTTGCCGTATTTACCCGTCTTAAAATTCATCATTACGCACTTCCATTCTTCCAACTTCATCGCGGGAAACTCGTGTATCAAATGGTCTACCGCTTCTATAATATGCTCCGTTTGTCGGATAGTTTTGTTGTAGTCCAGGTAGTCAAGTGTTCCTTTGAGTAAAGCGGTTAGGGCCGTGTGAGTTTCTTTCGGGCAATGCTTAAAAGCCGATCTAACATTTGTTCCCAGTTCCCACGCTTGGGAAGGGGTTATATTAGAGCGTGTCGAGATACGCACTATACTCGTCAGTGTCAAACTTTTTATCTGTGCTTCTTTCTTTTGTAGGGAAGATTCCCTTCCATCCGTGGGCGATGGCGTATTCGATGAGTTCAATGGATTTTTCTTCATTGTTGTCTGAGATTTTGTTGAGGTGTTTTAAAGCGGCTTGTTCCGCTACTTGAGATTTGTACGCAAACTTATGCTCTACCTTCTTATAGTCCTTCCAAATACCCCAAAACTTTTGGAACCTGGAAGAATCAAAAGGCATAACCAAACCCCCTTTGTTAGTACTCTGTGTTATACTATGGTTGTTATATGGTATAGGTGAGTCATTTTTGGTTAATGCATTAGTCATTTTTGACAAATGGATACCACCAAAATCGGTTGTTCCATTTACCAAAGTGAACCACTTGGTTCTATCATAGCGTTTGTCGTTATAGTTGCCCGACATAATTGCACCGTCTTCTTCTAATTTGGTCAGTAGTCTACCTATCTTTCGGGCCGTCCAAAAGGGGAAAAGTTTACTAAAAGCCGTTTGGCTATTGTACGTCCAATACCTCTCGTCGTGGTAGTTCTTATCGTTGGCTTCGTTTTTCGCCACCCAGTAGCGGAGGTGGTGAAGCAGTATTGCCCCATCCACTCCGTACTGATTAGCGTCTTTCGTTGAAAAAGTAAAGTAGTCTATCATCCTTGCAAATAACGCTCGTGATGCATTACCTCCCAAACTATTTCTGAGGCCGTTACATTTTTATCCTTTATAATTTCGGGAGAATGTTTTAACATACCGCGCGGGTTTCTTACGATCCAAGTACGAACCGTTTCGGGGGTTACCCCTAAAGAGTCAGCCATTCGGGTCTGAGTTCCGTAGTGCTTTCCTATAAACTCTTTCAAATCTAAATCGTTTCTTTTACTCATTAGTTCTCAAATTCTTCGTTTCCAAGCGTTAGGTCTACGTTATCCAAATCCAAAGCATACTTCTTTAATTGCTTCGCTAATGCGATGGCCTGACGAATGTCTACTTTGTCAGGACTATTTTGGTTCATCTCCCACTCTAAAGCTCTACCTATGGCCCACTCATTTACTATAATATCTTGGCGGTCTGAGTAACTGCCCCCGCCCGAAGTAGACGTAGAGTTACCAGGTGTGAAGTCGGGCCTATTTAGTTTCATCTTATTGCCATAGTTGGAGGCCGTTAAAGTGTATTCTACCTCGTCGCCTTCTTTCCACCGATCTATTGTCTTTGCGGATACCTCACCTATTGAGCCATCTTCCAGTTGAATCTCGAAGGTGTACATCGTCGAGTTATCAAATTTACTTTGGTACGTGCCGTTATTTTGTACGGACTTTATTTTAGACTTTCCCATTTTATTTATTTTAAGGGTTTAACAAATTTATCTTTATTAAACAAAGATAATATCTTTATTTCTCTTTATTCTTTTTTATTCTTGCTTTTAAAGTGTTATCTATAAATTTCATATATTCTTCGAAATCCCAAGCGTCGTGGAAGTGGTAACCCTTTTCGTCCATCTCTTCTATAAAAGCGTCGAACTGGCCTTCTTCGGTAAAAGTTCTGATAAACATATTAGGCGACTTACAATCGGGCATACCCTTCGGGGTAAAAGCAAACTTAAACTTCCCAATATTATTCTCCATTATTTCTTAGTCCTTGCGTTTACTATTGAATCTTTATAGTCGGACCAAATACGCATAAACTCCGCCTCAAATTTTTCTTCGGGGGTTATTGCTTTATTGGCTATGTACTTACGCCACTCATCAAAGTTTTTACTTGGATCGCTTGGGTAGGTCGTTTTCATATTGATTCTTTTAAAGTATTTAAAACATCGTTTATACCTTTTAAGTACGCCTTGGCTTCGGCATACCTGGAGTCGGACTGTGGCGAGTTTTTATCGTCCATAAGGCGACGAAAGTAATAGCGTTCGTCTGAGGTCGCTTCGGCGACGAGACGTACAAGTTTGTCTTTTAGTTCTTTGTTCATACCGCAATATAACTGATAACATCCCTACTACCAAATTAACCTTTGCTTTTCTTTAGGTTTATTTGTGTACATTTGTAGAAACAAACAAAATATGCCACACAACCAGTCAGACCGAAAACAAATAATGATTACATTTATAGTGTTTGTAAGCGGTGTTATTTTTTTAACCTTTTTACTTTCCTTAGTATGATTACCAATTTCGAAAGGGAAACCCACGAGCTTAACGGCTACGAACTAAATAAACTTCTACCTATTATAGTACAAGGACTATCGACTAAAATAGGAAAAGAAAAAGCGATCACTAATAAGGCTATTTGTAAGGCGATGAAATCTCAAGGGTATAAACTCAACGATGCACGTCTTAGGAAGCTCATACATCACATTAGAGCGCACGACCTTATCCCTTACCTTATAGCGACGTCAAAAGGCTACTACATCGCTACAAATGGGCAAGAGGTCGAAGACTACATTAAGTCTTTGTCTGAGCGCATTAACTCTATTCAATTTGTTAAACAATCTTTAGAAAGACAATATGCTAACCCACGGATCGCTATTTAGCGGAATAGGAGGTTTTGACCTGGCTTCCGAATGGATGGGGTGGGAAAATGTATTTCATTGCGAATACGACCCATTTTGTCAAAAGGTCCTTAAACACCATTTCCCAAACTCAAAACTATACAAAGATGTCAGAACATTCGACGCGACAAATTACCTTGGACGAGTTGATATCCTCACGGGAGGGTTCCCTTGCCAACCATTCTCATCAGCGGGAAAGCGAAAAGGAACAGAAGACGAACGCCACTTGTGGCCCGAAATGCTTAGAGTCATTCGGGAGGTTTCCCCTCGTTACGTCGTGGGCGAAAACGTTCGCGGGTTACTTAATTGGTCGGGGGGATTGGTATTCGAAGAGGTGTGCGCTGACCTGGAAAATGAAGGCTACGAAGTCACACCGTATCTACTTCCAGCTTGCGGTAAAAACGCACCCCACCGAAGAGATCGAATTTGGTTTGTTGCAAACTCCAACGAGTGTAATGACAGACGAACATCCCGACAAGATGAGAGCGAGGGTAGCGAAGAACGGCTACAAAAACGGAACGAAGTACGGGAGTTTAGTCAGTCAGGTAAAGTATTCGGGGATGTTCCCGAGTGGAAAAACTTCCCAACTCAACCCCCTCTTTGTGGAGGAGATGATGGGCTTCCCCGAAAATTGGACGGTATCACCTTTCCAAAGTGGAGGAAAGATAGTATAAAGGCCTATGGCAACGCAATCGTTCCCGCCGTTGTTTTCGAAATTTTTAAGGCTATTCAAAAAATGGAAGACCTAAAGAACCAAGAAGAAGAAGTTTAGTGTATATTTACACAAGCACGAAGGAAGGATAACCTTGTGCTTTGTTTGAGTTCCCCCTTGCCGTTTAGTTTAGTCGACAAAGCTAATTAGTTTTCCAAATGGGATAACCCCAAAGGCGAACGGTAGGGGGGTTTCAAAACCCATTAAAAAAGCAAAGGAAGTTTAAGGAGTAGTTTATAGCACTCTACTTTCTTTCGCTTTCTTTTCCCCTAAAGGCATTAAGACATTTATCGCGGTATGGCCTCCTAAAACAACACCGCATCCTATCGCTTGTCTTTTAAAGTTCTTGGCATAGGCCGCCGCATAGGTAGAGGCATCTACACCACAACCTACTTGCATAGCAAAGATGCGGTATTTCCTTCCTACCAAATGTTCACAATATGCCTGAGTGTGAATATGACCGCCAACGCTTGACATTAGATCGTTTTTTGCACGGGTTCGTGCCGTGCCTCCTTCGCCGTGGGTATATTGTACGTCGTCATATACTACACGCTCAACCCAGTTCCAATCTGTACCGAGGACTTCGTTGTATGACTTTATCCACCTGGCGGGAATATCAGAGTCAAACGCGCGACGCATAATCAGACGATCATGATTGCCAATTAAAATATCCACTTTTTTATCGCATATTTTAGCGAACGCATCGCGGTATCTTGAGAGTCTTTTAATTGCTCTGTCCAGTTCTTCACCCCCTCCAAACCCGTCAGGATCGGTCGGGTGAAAGCTCGAATAATGATTATCGACGGCATCGCCAATCATTAAAATTTGATTACAATTCCACTTCTCGTAGGTGTCTACAACGAACTTTAGATAGCCGTCTAAATCAAACGGGCAATGTAAATCACCCACTACAAGTATCCTCCTTTCCTTTTTGGTTAGGTGTTGGAACGCCTTGAGCTTCTTTCCTTTTAGTCTTGGTCTAACGTCTTTCAAAGAATGATAGGCATAGTGGAACAATACCCACCACACAAAGCACCACCCCCTTCCATTCTATCTCCCCGTCCATTGATGCCAGTGCGTAGGTTACAATTAAACCCCCAAGGGTTCGTTTAGCACTCCATTTTCTTAACCCTCCCTTGTCACGAAAGATTTCCGTAAGGTCGAATTTCGATAAAAGAGCTAACGTCTTCTTCACTTGTTCCTTCCCAAAATAACCGCATTGAATACTCGTCTGATAATATCCAATATCCCATCGTCTTTGGTTGTTTCAGTTAAGGCAGTGTAAGACCCCAAAAAAGTAATAAGGGCAAGTGTCAACTCTACCCAGTTTGTAGTAAAAAATTCCATTTTATCTATTTATTAAATCGCCAAATTTATCCCGCATATTAAACGACGGGCAGTCCTTGGCTTTGTTATGATCGTTGTGACCGCTTAATTTTAATTCTCCGAAAAATACTTCTAACATCTCAAAGAGGTTTCGAAATGCTTTCTCTTGTTCTTTGGTCATTGTATCCTTAGATACAAGTACCGTTTTAGACTTTGGTTTTTCCTTATCTAAAGACTTCTTAATTTTCTTATCTACACCTCCACAATATGCCACTCCGATACTTCCGTAGTTATTGCCCCAGGTGTGCGCTCCAACCTTGTCGATATGCCTACCCCTTTCTATTGTTCCGTCTTGGTGAATAACGAAATGGTATCCGATGTCTGACCACCCCCTTTCCTTTACGTGCCACCTTCTAATCTCTGCAACCGTTAAATCGCGGTCTTTAGGTGTAGCCGTACAATGTAAAATTACCGATTTTATTTCCCTCATTTTATTCCTTTTTCTGCGAGTAGAATTTTGATGTCTTGCATCCCCACGCATAGTTCTTTTAGTAAAGTTTTTACCTCCCCTTCTTGTTTTTCAAGTGAGAAGATACGAGCTTTTATTTTCGTTACGTCGTTAGTCATTTTTATCCAAGTACCAAGGATACCGACAAAACAAGATACCCCTATTCCGATTATTTCCATTATGCATCTACCATTACGTATGAAAAATATACATCCATAGTCCAACCTCCGTTGAAAACATCTGAACACCAAATCTGAAACGGTTTGTTAGTAATTGAAAAAGTCATTGTTTCGCTATTTCCAGCAGAATTATTACCACCGAAACAAGCAGTAACAGTTCCACTTGATACACCGTTCATCCAGTCACGCGCTTCCCCCCAACGGTCATTTGTTGTAGAAGATGCGGCATCCCACCCCATTCGTAAATCATCGGATGAACTTTCGTTAGACCCTGCGTGAGTAGCTACGCAAATTACTGAAATAGGCATAACAATCTTTGATGCTTCCGCAGCTTTTAAAGTTATAGGTGTATTGTCATACTTCATAGCTAATACATTGGCATTGCTTAGAGAAACTTTTACCGTTGTAGTTCCACCACCGCCACCCGTTAGGTTAGCTACGGTTATCTTTTTTGTTTCCGCAGTTCCCGACACATCCACAATTGCAAGTACATCGTCCGAAGCTGGGGACGTTAATGCCGCTAAAGCCGTAATCTTCTTGTTTGCCATCTATATACTCTTTTAGTTTTTGTTCGTTTTTCTTAGCGGGTTTGTATTTACCCCTCTTTTTATCAATCATCTATACTTAATTCCCGCACCCGTTAAAAAGGCTTCAAGTCTTAGATCGGTAACGTTATAATCTAAGTTCATACCTTGGGTGTAGTTGCTTGTCGTAGGCGATAAATCGGCTCCCGTATTACTCGTGTACTCAGGAAACAAATCCGAGTTTTCACACAAGTAATCTATTAACCTTTCGCGGTAAAAAGTCGCCATATCTAACGCTTGGTCCATTAAAGGTTTAAGGTCGTCAAAGGTAGCCGCAGTACTCTGTTCCGAGTTCATTACTACCACCGCGTTGTTAACAAAGCGAAGGCGTAGAAAAGGCACTAACTGAACGAAAGAATACTGAACGGTAGAAGGGATAACATACGTGTCTAAAAGGGTTTCGTAGTTACCCGATACTGAACCCCCGTCTACATCAGCACATAACTTATCATATAGCTTTGTACCTAATACGGGAAGTATCCACCTTTGTTGGGCCATAAAAACATAAGGACGAATTAAATCGTCGTCTACCGATCCACCGATAGCGGTATCTCTTTTTAGTCTGTTTGCTGATACGAAAAGTGCTTGGCTCATTTTTTATTAATTATAGTATCCATTGTTAGGCATATCACGAGGTCTTCTTGCTACCTCCCTTGGGTTTGTCGGGATTCTAACCGCATCGCGCTCGTTTGGTGGAAGGTCTGTTATTAGCCTACGCGCTTCATTCACAGTGATTTTCTTGTTATCCTTTTGCAAGTACGTAACTCTTTCCCACCAGTGAAAACAATTGGGGCCTCCTTTATAAAACCAAATGTCATACGTTGCACCCCCGTCAATTCCGAAACCTGGGTTAGCACCATACCCCGCAATAATATTCTCTTTTGTGTATACCTTTCCCGCCCTTATCATATCCGAGCAAAAGTCCCTTTGAGGTTTATGCGTGTTCCTATCGGGTGCGTATTTATAACGTATTTTTATTAGTTCGTTATCTTGGTCACTTTCCCCCTTGCCATCGTTTCCCGTACTTGGTATAACTGAGGCAAATTTAAATAAGGCGTCCATAACGGGTTCGGATTCTTCACTTGCTTCACGCGTGTCAATCTTCTCGTAGTTTTTGAGTATGTCTTCTTCGTCCTCTCCTAACTCTATCAGTTTATCCGCAAACTTAATTTGGTCTTTTTGGGATACTTTACTCATACACTGGTGGCTCATCTTTTCAGAATCTACCCCCTCCTTTTCTTGCTCGCCTTCGTCAAGTGTATCTATAACGTCCAAGTCTAAGAAGTCAGCGGGTTTAGCCGTGATAAAGAATATGTCCAACTCAATGTCGTTAATAGAAAACAACTTCCCGAAAGCCTTTAAGATTATATCCTGAAAAGGAACTACTACGGTGTTATTGAATAGGCTATATGAGTCACGCAGTTCATCGGCGTTATTTCCAAACCCCGATCCCTCCGACTTAACGCCAAAGATTAAAGGACTAACCACGCGGTGTGCCGTTATAATCTTTTCACTTACGAGCTTAGAAAGGTACTCGTACATCCCGTCTGCCCCGTTTTGGGTAATGGGTGTAAATTCGGGCGCGGTTTCGTCTCCATCGTTGAACGTAATAAGGATACGTCCCGCGTTATCTGCTCCCGTAAATTTCTCAATAACCTTTTGCTCTATCACTCGACGTTCTTCGTGTGTTGGAACTCCGTTCTTAAAACTCAAAAGCATAGAAGGAAAGAACCCCCTACGAATGTTGTTTAAGTGAAATTCCGAAATCTCGCGATCCAATTCCGCGTAGTTAGTTCCACCCGCGTAGTCAGGCAAAGCGTAATAGTGAAACGAAGGTGTGTATCTTTTAATCTGTAGGCACGTAGAGGCCGTCGTACGGTCTTCGTTAGAGAAGGCTTTAATGGCCTTTTCTTTGGCTCTATTATCCGTCCAGTCCGACTTGTAATAAAACTCGCTTATTACCCCCTCAGAATCGGCTATCCCGCTTCTCATAGTGTGAACGGGTAGGTGTTTTATACAAGCGATGCGAGTTCGGGCAGTATTCCAAATTACGTTCAAGTAACACATCCCGTAAAGTTTAATATCAAAAGCCACCCTTTGTAGTAAGTCTTCGTCACTTTTGCGAAGTAAATCTTGTAGGCGTATCCATTGTTCGCGCTTCCCGTCGGACTCGTCCTTATCGGTAGCGTCTAAACCTCCTCCGTATATCATATCGGCCACGCCGTTAATTATCGCCCCGTTGGTAGAACTGGAAAGGAAAAGGTCACGTAGGTATTCCCCATACATATCGTCTAAACCATACGAGACAAACTTTTGCCCTTGCTTCTCACGAAACAAAGGTATCTCTTGATCGGCGTAGTTAATTACACTAAAGTTATCCTTCTTCATTATGGGTATATAAATTGTTCTGTGGTGGGAGAGTATTCGTTAAAGTCAGGTGTCACTTCTTCCATATTCCCCGCATAGTCTCGGACGTATGCTAAACCCGTTTCAAGCAATTTTGTCGATGCTCCAGGTACGGCAATTGGTGAGGTTTGTTCATATATGTTGTAAGTATAAAACCCCATTGGGTAGGTGTCATACTTGCCCGCAGCGTCGTAGAATTTAATTTGCCCTAAGTTAGGGCTTGTAGTTATAGCAGAAGGGAAAACGGTAAAAGTCATTTTTGTATATCTTCCATTGTTTGCCACTACACTTGTGGGGATAAAGTACAACGTATTTTGCGAACCCAAAGAAGTTAATTGTACTAAGTAATAAACACTCGCTTGTGCAATAGTTTGAACATCTGCTGCGGTTACATATATACTCTGTTCTACCGACTCTGTACTTGAAGCGTTTTGTATTTGTAGCATTGTTATTTTTACTCTAAAATGAAAAAGGGAAGATAGCGACTTGCCACCTTCCCCTTTCTTCAAAAACCATTGTTTTTATGCTGCTGTAATTGTCAAAGCTGACTCGTCTGCCAATCCATCGAAAGGATACTTCGCTGTACTTACTCCCGCTGAAGCAGGGATAATGTACAAAGGTGCTTGCTCTTTAGCCGTGAAGCTCAAGGTAAGACCATTCATTTCCGAACGTCCCGCACCCGTAGCGATAGAGTCGCCACCAGTTAGATAGCATCCGTCTGTTATCCCCATTAGGTACACGTTATCGTTTGAGTCTTGCACGAAAATCTGTGCGCGATTCTTAGATATTAGACCAAGTTGGAAAAGGTCAGCGGCTACAACTTTGTGTAGAACAACGTCAAGCGTTTGATTCCACATCACCGATCCCGTCGCCTTATCCGCTTCTACTCCCGATTTGAAAGAAGAAAGGTCAGTTACGAGGTCGTACTTGAAAACCGTTACTTCACTTCCACTTGCTATATCCCAAGTAGCGAAACCCGCCGTTGTGATAGTGTAAGAAGAAACCGTTACCGTTGCTTTTGCAAGTATGTCAGAACAATACGAAGAACAAAAGTAAATAGCTTTGAGTCCTCCAATTGCATCACGGCAATCAATGCCCCGTGCGGCAGTTATGTTACAAGCCATTTGATCTTAAATTTAAGTAAAGTTAAATCCTACAACTCCGTCAGTTGCTACTCCCGTTTGTACTCCACACGCAAAACGCATAGATACACGTACATTGTCCGAACCATCAAACTGATAAGTAGGGATTAACTGAGCAGAAATATCAGCGGTGTAGCTGTTTGCACCTACAACAAGGTTGTCAGGGTAAGTGAATACCATAGCGTCGTAAGTGTTAGTAATTCCGTGAGTTGGGTAAACTGGGTAACCAAGGTAGTTAGCACCATCAAAAGATTGGTTGTAACCTGGGCCAGTGTTTTGCGTTGCCATAGCTTGCAAGAAGAAAGCGTATGCTTCATACGATACGTAGAACCCACAACCTGGCTTTTGTAAAATACCTGGTTTGTTAGCTGCTGCCGAAAATACTACGTCCATAGCTGTAAGAATGTTGCCTGCTGTCCAAGCTGCTGCGCCCGTGTCAGCCTCTACGAAGTCTTTGCAAGCACTTGCGTCAATACCCGCTTCGTCAATCACCCCATTGTTAGAAAGGAATCCGACTCCGAATACGCCCGCCGCGTCACCTACCCATAGCTTTTCTTCAAGGTTAGTTCCAGTTCTTTCTGCTACTGCACCTAAAAGGAAGTCTGTCCAATTTACGGGAATATCGCCGTTACGTTGCATACGTCCGTTTGCGGCAATCCAAGTAGGGTACATTGTACCTCTACAAATTTCCTCCATAACAGCTAAGTCTGCTGGGTTCAATACTTGCTCTGTTAAAGCAACGTTAGACCCGTCGTTAAAATTGCAATTTGCAGCCTGAATTGTGTCTGTTGTTGCAAGTCCTGAGATTACCGTCTTTCCAACGATACCTTCAAGAAATCTACATCGCCCTTTGGCGATAGTTTCCGCACCAAGAAGGGCGGCAGTTACGTAAGGCAAAGCCAACTCACCCGCGTAGGTGTTGGCTGTTGCATCAATGTCGAAGTCGTACTTCTTGTTTAATGATAAATTCATCTGTGAGAATTGATAATGTGTAGCGCACGATCTACACCATTTAGATTAGATAAATCCTTCTGCTTGTGCTGAGCCGAAAGTTTGTTAGGTGAATGAGAAACGCCCTTTGAACCAGGTGCGCCCTCTAATTTTTCAAGTCTTTTGCTAATTGCAGCAAACGCTTCTTCTAAGATTGGGCCTAAGTCTTCCGCAGTCTCATCAACTACAACTTTAACTTCTTCTTTTCCGTTATAAATATCCGATACAACTTGTGCAATTGCATCACGTACCGCTTCGGCAATTTGAGGGAAACGCTCTGCCAATACATCACGAACTTTGTCGTAATCCATTTCTTCGCGTACATCTTCCTTTTCGTCGTCGATTCCGTCACGGTAGCCTTCTTCTTCCGCTTCAGGGATAGTTTCCATTTCTACTTCAACGGCCACTTCATCAACAGCCACTTCATCTTCTCCCAAAGAAGCAAGACGAGAGTCTTCGTTAACGACTAATTTCGTGCCGTCTTCCAATGTGTACGTTCCCGCATCTAAGGGGGTAGCGTTTCCGCTATCGTCAAGAATACGTACCTCTACACCTACGTCCCACGACTCGGCTTCGGTAACGATTACACGCCCGTCGTCTAAGCGACCTTCGGCGTAGAGCTTAGTTTTGGGCAAACCCATCACCTCGCGAATTTTTTGAATTGTTGTCATTTTGCAAAATTATTACATAGATTAATAGAACTTTTTTTTATCCGTTTATTTTCAACCATATTTACTCTTTATCATACCGCAAATCTTCTCGGCTGTTTCCTTAGAACCATACTCTGCAATTTGGTCTGCAATGCACTCGTCCCAAGGGTAAGCCTCTAAACTTTCCTTCGCACCAAATAGCGTTTGTCCGTTTAGTTGTAGGGTCGTGTATCCCGTTTGGTTGTGAAACATCTCACCCCATAGCTGGGCGTCTTGTGATCGCTTAAATAGGGGCTGCCCGTTTAGGATCGCCGAAGGCTTAACCTCGTCCAAAAGGATAGACTTTAGTTCCGCTATAATCGTTGCGTCTTCGGGGCAGTTCTTACAAAGTTTCCCTTGTTTCATCTCTACCAACTTATCCGAGAAGTAGCCTTCAATAGAAAAACCGCGTACCTCTTTGGCTTTTACCTTCTCCCAAATGTCGTAGTTGTTTACCTTAACCGATAACATCCACGTACCAATTGGAAGTTCAAACCCATATAGTGCGCTCTTGTCTTTTGTAGAGTCCTCAATTAACCAAGACTCCACCACCGTTACCCCGTCAATTTTACTATTGTGTTCTAACGTGTGTTCGTTGGTCCTTGCCTCCCGCATAAAAAGTTCCATAGCGTGGCGTACTGTTTCCTTTGAAAAAAACACATCGTATTCTTCGTCGTTATCGTCTAACCTCATTATCAACTTCTCAGGGATAAGGGCGGGGCCTATTAGAAGACGTTTGTCTTCGTCCATAGCAAAGGCCATCTTATTGTCTTTAACTGCGGATAGATATACGAAGTCGGTTTCTATTGCGGGAAACCTTACAAGACTAACTGCCTCTATTCCCGTAATTTCTTCGGACTCATCTATTAAAAGTTCTACTTGCTTTCTCATATCTGTAAAAATGTCTTTTGCTTTTTTGTTTATTTATAGCGTTGTGGCCGTTCGTATCTGTGCCGCTAATGCGTTTTGATCGGCCAACTGGCTTTGAACTACATACGCATTTATCGGGGAAATTGTCTCAGGTGATACCGCATCACGCATATCGGGGGTTAGTCCAAGCGTTGGAGCTTCTCGGTTACTTGCTGTTCCAAAACCTCCACCACCACCACCACCACCATCCGTTCCAACCCCTTCGGCAGACGCTCCCGCTTGGTTCATGATTCCTTTAATAGAAGCAAAAGAACTTAAAGCGATACCTATGGCAGTTGCAACAAAGCCAGGTGCTGCAAACAATCCCGCTGGTTGTGGCATCTTGGCCGCAGCCGATAGTCCTGTAGTTATAGCCGCTGCCATTGCTTGTCCTTGCTGTAAAAGTATAGTAGCTATTGCCATCTTTCTCTTTTTCTGTGCAAACTTCTCCTCTATTTTAAGTACTTCTTCTTCCGACTTTGCTCCATTTATGGCTGCTTGTTTTTGGGCAGTTCCAATCGCTGATAAAGAAGATAATGTTGATGCCTGAAGACTGGCCCTTGCTTGTTTAATTTTTTGGTTTGTGGCTTCTTCTTGTTCTATTTTTTTAGCGTCTACTTCGGCTTGATCGGCGGCGGCTTTATCGTCTGCCGCTTTTTTTGCTGCGGCTGCATCTTCATCGGCCTTTAGTTGTAATGCCGCTAAATCATCTATAAGTCTTTGTTCTGCGTCTTTTAGAAGTTGGTCATTTGTTCCCGCTATTTCGACACGCTTATCAAATTGTTGTTGTAGTGCTAACTCTGCGCGTTCAAATGCAGAAAGGGAAAGGGCATAGAGTTCGTCTTCCAGTTTAATTTGCGCGGCAAGTTTTGCGGCGTCTATCGCGGCTTGTTTTGCTATGGCCGCATCGTCAATGACTTTTTGGTCGTCAATAGCTTTTTGTGCATCATCTATTCTCTTTTGTTCGGCGGCGGCATCAGCGTCTTTTAAGGTTTGGATTCTATTGGATTGAGTTTCCATAAAGGCAAATCGTTCTTCTTCTAATTTAAATACTGCGGCATTTGCAGCAATTAAAGCGTCTATAGTTTCTTTAGACCGATCCCCTTCAGATACTTTGTCTTTTAAAATAGCTTGTTCTTCTCTTGCCATTTCCACACGTAAATCAAACGCGCGTTTTTCGATAACGTTTGCTTGTTTAATTAGTGCTATCCTTTCTTTGGTAGTTTTATTAGTATCCTTAGCATCTTGTAAAAGACGTTTTGTTTGCAACGAGGCCTTTGCTTGTATTTCTGCGCTACTTCTGTTTAAATTTTCTAATGCTTGTAACCTACGCTCTAACTCCATTGCCTTATCTATCGCGTCTTGCATAGAGCCTGGCAGTTTTGCCATTTCTTTGTTGTAGTTTTCAAGGGCTTTTTGCGTTCCACCAGTAAACAAACCAACAATAAATCCCCCCGCCGCTTTAAAGTATCCCGTCACTCTATCTACTACAGCACCAAGTCCCGCCATCATAACTTTAAGTTTTTTGGCTTGTTCTTCGGAAGACAAAAACGCCGCGACTAAAGCACCAACCAAAACAACAATAGCACCAATACCCGTAGAAATTAAAGCTACCTTTGTAAGTTTTAAGCCATTGATAAAACTTTTTGTTCCCTTATATGCTTTTATCATACCCGTAGCCGCGCCACCAGTAAACTTGTCGGTTAGACCAATAAGTCCTTCCATTCCACTTCCCGCATTTTTTATGCCCTGGTCTAAGGCATCTATATCTTTTGTAGCGTCTTTTGAACCCTTAACGTTAAATTTTACATCTACATTTTCAGCCATTATTTCTTGCTTTTATGCCTTGTTTTATTTTCTTAAAAAACCCTTTAAACCCCGTATCCTCAAAATATCCGTATAGGATTAAAGAGCTTTTGTCTTTGATTAATTCTTTGGTTTGTGCTATCCGTAAAACGTTGGGGATAGACTCGCCTACTTTGTTAATGTAATCTTTCATTCTTGTTCTAAATATTCCCCGTTTTCGGTTATCAAAAAGTCCCCGCCTTCGGTTAGAATTAAATTTACTAAGGTTTTAGGATACCCAAAGTCTACATAGGTTACCGCGCAATCTAAGTGCCAAGCCACAACAGAATCGGCGGGGCCAGTACACGTTATATTTACCCCTCGATTTCCTGCAAACCCCGCTTTACCCGCCGCACTTACTACGTCAACGGTGCGCGTTCCCGCGTCGGCATCGGCTTGTTTAAAGTCTAATTGTTCCCCTCCGTCGGTATTGACGGTTATTGTTCCATCTACGTTCTTAACCATAAAGGTCCAAACGTTAAAAGAAGAAGAACCATAAGAACCCGATCCACCTGACAGAACGTGTGTTTGTACACTTAACGCCCGAATCGTAAGACGGGCCATAGTATTGTAGGCTATCGGTATTCTTGAATTTGTGGCCTCTACACCCGTTGCGGTAGCGATACGCGCAGTGGTGTCTTCGCTTGTAGCATAGTACACAAAGTTTTTAAATACGGAGTTGGCTTGACTTTCTTTATTATTTCCACGTATAGAATGTTCTCCAAAGGTTGGGTTTATATTAGGCACTCCTTTACTTTTACGAGAAGAAAAACCACCCTTTCCCTTTTCATCTGCCACACCTCCTACCGTGCCGTCGTTTGGGTTGCCGTGTGGATTCCACCCCCCAAGTCCCGTAGTAGGGTCACCCGCACCGCCTCCACCGCCGCCATAGTTCCAATAGCAATTGTCATCAATCCAGTTATAGTGGTATGTATTACAACAATTTTCACTTACCACCGTGGCCCCCGTTTCGTTATCTTGAAAGCCTACTATACCACTTGGAAACCAAGCGTAAGGCGTAGCGTTACAAAGGTCGGAAGGGTCAGGCAATTGCAAGGCCCCCACGTTGTTTATTTTCTTTAAGAGTTGTACCTTGGTAGGTACGTTGGCAAAAGGTTGAAAACCGCTAATTTTAAGCACCCTATATGCGGTGTCTTCTATTACAATTTCGTCGTTGAACTCAAAGTTGTGTACATCCGATGCGGTAAGGTAAACCGAACAGTCTAAAACCCTCGCGGATTTATCGTAGTAAGAAGTAAGGAACTTTTGCCAATAACGCTTGAAGTAACCTTCCGAGCTTGGTGTAGTACCAAAGATAGGACCACCCCAACTACCAGGTGTTTGAAACTGCCAATATAACATTGGAGAATCTACCGCCATTTGATTGCCCGCATTATAAAAAGGTAAACATAAGGGGTATTTGTACGACCCCGTTTGACCTATGTAGATTTGAAAATTTAAATTTTGTAACCCGTTATGATAAAATAGTTTTGGTTTACAACTTGCAAGAGGCCCACCCGTGCCGTGTTTGTATCCTTGGTGGATAAGCAAAGTAGGGGCGTCGGTTAAAGAGCTATCGTCTTGACGCGGGACGGGGTTAACGCTAAAAGGTGAGAAGATAGATTTGTTTTCTAACGTTCCAGTCAAATAGTCCCCCGTTATATTTTGGGTATAGCTTCCAAATACACTTCCGTATGTCTCTTGGTTACTTACGTTCCTATTGTCTTCGTCTTCTAAGTCGGAATAGCTTATTAATTGCTTCTTGTATTTTGTGGTCGTAGTTATTGTCTGTTCTTGTGAAAGGTCTAATTTCTGAGTCCAGTCTTTTCGTGAGCCAAGGTCAATGTAGTCTTGCCAAGGCATAACGTTTAAAATTGTAGGCGTAGAAGTGTCCGAAATTATCGCTAAATTAAACCTTTGCACTATATCGGTAATAAAGTCCTTTTGTGAAATGTCGGGCATATTGGAAGGAATATCCGCTACTCCCGCCATACTGTTAGAACTCACTATTTTGACATAAGTACTACTTGCCATAAGGTCTACGCTATAACCTGATTCTACTACGGCTCGTGCCTGAAAGGTTATCTTTTCACCCGCCAAAGCATTAACACTCCAATAATAAGGGAAAGTATTAATTATAGCCGTACCTCCATCGTTGCCTTCATAGTATTGCCACGGGGAAGAAAACACCGTGTTTGTTGCTCCACCGATTACGTTAGGCGTTTCTACATTTACTTTAATTGATGCTCCTTGCGCTATAGACGAAGGTCCTGAGTTCCACCTTGTGACAAACACGCCCGAATACGCACCGTTATAGGGTACAATAAACTCACCCCCTACATTCCAGTCGTCTCCTGAGTCATATAAAGAGGGTGGGTTACTACCATACCCCGCGCCCGTTTGAGTAGGGAAAAGGATTTCTTGCCACGAACCCGATGCCTCCCCGAAACTTCCCCAAGTTTTAATCGTAGCACTTGCAGTATTTGCAACCTGGCTTTGGTGGGCCGTTGTTATTGCAGTAGACTCCCGATCCGTTCCGAGAGTCATATATGCTTTGGTCCAAGCGTCGGAAGTAAGGAAAGCGTTATTTGTTAAAGAAAACCCCGCCGCTTTAATTATAAGTTCAAAAAGAGCTTTGAGTTGGATAGAAGGTCTAAGGTCTTGTGGTTGTAGAAATCCCGTTTCTGACAAACCACCATAACCCATACTATCAAGCTCCAAATACAAAAAGTTATAGTCCCCGACAAGGCCGTAGTCGATAATAGGAAAGACAATAGTACCTGCCCCTACACTCCCTTCTGTTACGTCATTAGATAAGTTCCAAGAGTCAACAATATTTGTATCGTTTACATTAACGTTGTAGGTGTCTACTAAAGCGGTAGAAGAAGCGGAAATCCTAAACACGTCGATCAGTTTTTTGTCTCCTAAAGCATTATAGAAATCCGACTCAGAACCAAGCACGACAATTTCGTATACTCGGCTTTTTAAGGAACACTTGAGAAGTTGAAACGATCCCGTAATTATTGGTATGCCATCTACACGAATGTCGCAAGGCGTTTTGATATTGGGGTCAAATACGGGGTAATCCGTAGTTAGTTCCAAGTCCGTTTCTACGTTTATATTGTAAAACTGACGGAAGAACTTATTGTTGTTATTTGTAAAGGGCAACGTAAAAGTCTGACTATAGGGACTACTTCGGCCCACCAAGTCCCCTATATCCCCCACCTCATAATTTAAAGACACCTCCCCTTGATTCTGAATGTCTAATAAGAAAGGGTTTTGCGACCTTGAATTGTAACCGAATAACTCAATCATCGTACCGTAGGTCTTTGTTTGCCATATTCAAAATTGATTTGATAAGTAAACGGCCCTCCTTCGTTGAGGTTGTTTTTCCTTACCCAGTTCTTCCCCGTTATAGTTATAGGGATAGCCGAACCATTGTAGTTGAGTAGTTGCACTTTTGGGGATAACCAAAGGTTCTCTAAAAAGTCTACCTCGTCTTCGTTGAATAGATCGGTGTGAGCTACCATAGTTTGACGAGCCGTAACTTGCGTGGTGGTCAGGCCACCCTCATCGCCTCGGTATGCAAATTGTATTCCAGTAGTCGCCGTTTCCCAATTTCCCGCCACCTGGTCAAAGGTCTTGCGTTCTATATTACTCGTGGTTCTTTGGTGCTTTAAAGCGAACGCTTGATAGTCCCACGCTCCAAGTGAGTTCTGCCAAGCCAATGTTACATAGTTATATTTATTCGAGCCGTTTAAAGACCTATAAATACACGAGGCGGGTTTAACCTCAAAGCGGTAGCAAAGGGATGCCATAGTAGATACCGTAGCGTTAGAAGGTACGGTAGTGCTATCGTCCATAAAGAAGACTTCGTAGTAGGCTACCCTTCCCGCGTTAAATTGTGTAGTGAATCCCACGTCTATTTCTTGGGACGTTAGGTTCTGTGGGCCAACGCCGAAGTATTGTAACTTTTCAAAGTCGTGGTCTGAGTCAGCGGGTGCAGCTCCACCGCTTGTACTTGCCGTAAAAAACGCAGCGTCAAGAACCGAGTCACTTGAATCATATAAAGCGACATACGCACTTACTGCGGTTGAACTTATAGGGGCAGCTCCCGCCATTAATACGCCCAACGTTCTCCATTCAAAGTTTGATACCTCTTGATTAATTACGCTAACGTTAGAAGCCAAAGTAGAAGTATAGTCAGCGGAAACAATCCTATCGCTTAGAATCTTTTTTGTCGAAGCCGTAGGGAAAAACGATGCGGTATATACTCCCGCATTTGTAGAAGAATAGATACCACCCTCGTCATACGTTGGAGACATTTGCATACCCGCACTCATAATACAACTAACATACTGGTCTACCAATTGGTCGGCATAAACGGTAGGGGTTAGATCGGCAGAGGCCGCGTATTCTTCTCCGAAGTTTACTTTAATCTTTCGGAAGTTGCTACCTTCGTTTTGTGTCCAAATTTTGGTTGTGGCGTTAGAACCCAAAGTGTGTATAGTATCGTTTACAAATCCCGCAGCAGAAGTGGAAGGGTCCCCCGTAGTTATAGACAAATAGTCGGCCACTATCTTATCTATACGAAATATCCCCGCACCCGCAAGGTTGGGTAGTAGTTTTATCCTTGCTTGTAGTTCGTAGGCATAGGGTGCAGTATTGCTCTCAACGTATATATCCGCAATAAACTTATATTTGTGGTTAGAACCTGGGTAGTTGGAAGAAGTAACTACAAAGGTTATAGGTTCGAAGGCCCCGTGTACATATCCCGTACTCGGTCCGTATTCATTCGTCATACTCATTTTACGTCTAAGTTTTTGTTATCTGATAGGCTCATTCTTATTGCGTTTGCTACGTCTTTTACCATTGCCATTTTTACCCACTTCATAGCTTTTGGTTTTAAGCGTTTTAACGTATCGGAAATAAAGAAGGTAGGCTTTAACCCTCGGTTATAGATGGCTCTTGATATTAGAAAGACCAAAGACTTACGGGGTGTAAATCTTCCTTGCGCATCGCGTGTTCCATCTATGCTCTTTTGTACTACCCATTTATCTATCGCCCCACGTAAACCCCTTGGACCTTTTCCACTTCCAAATTGAAAAGGCGACTCCGATTGTCTTGAAAATATGTTTCTACTTGCACCTTGCACCCCTTTATCTACAAACTCCCAGTAGTGAACTTGTGGGGTAATCTCTACAAAGTACCCGCCTTTATCTTCTCCAACAATTAAAGGCATAGAATTGTATAACGCACCCGTGTTTACCTTGTCTTGCATACGTAAAGAGATACGTGCGTTTTTACGCCACATCTTACCTATCTTATTAAGTGTCTTGGTTAGGTTTGTAAGCGGATATTCTACCCCTCCTATTTCCATTGTAAGTTTGGCCATTAGCTATATGGTGCTATGCAAAGGTTGTTTGAATTTGAAACTTCCAAAGAAAGCGATCCACTCCACCCCGTTAACTCGTTATCGAAGCGCACGGTGAAAGGTGTACACGTTAGAGGTAGTTCAGCTTTGTAGTCATCGTCTACCGTCGTGTTGGTATTTGCCAAAGATTGTATGAACATATCTAAGACATCGTGGAGAATCTGCAAGGTGTCACTATAAACCTGGTTACGGTCTGTTAGGTCGGGTTTAATCATATCGGCTACGAGAAGTTCGAGGTCGTAGGATAGTATGCCATTATCAATACTTACCCCTAAAATTTCGCAATATAGGAAGGGGTATTGTGTTTGGTCTAACTTACCTATGTCTACTTCGTCTAAAGGCCCCGCGTGGAAATGTTGAAGTATTAAGTGCTTGTCGGCTATGGCCTGAAGCGTGTCTACTATTTGTACGTATGATTTCATCTGTATTGTTCTACGTCGGGGGATTTGTTTTGTCTTCCCTTGTCTTGTTCATATGATAGATATGTAAAGGCCGATTCTATTTCTATTTCTGTGGCTGCTTCTATTTTTAAGGGGTCACCCCCCGCAAGGGAATGAATGATAACATACCACCCCCACTTCTCCGACATTATGTTTCCTTCACCTCCACCACTAAAGAGTTGGCTGAATCGCTTGTTAAGGTCACGCCTATAGACAAAAAAAAATTGACGGCCCCAAGTACGATGTCCATCTTTAAATTGTCCCAGTAGTTGGGGAAGACGTCCCCCTTGTATTTCTCTATCGTGTAGAAATCTCCCCCCTCTGTTTTGATCGGTCGATATAGGATACTTAGAATCTCGTTTAGGTTATCAAAGAACCCACCCCCGCAGTACGTTTCTAAATCGGCAAACTCGCCCACCGTTAACTTGGATAGGTTCGGATGGAAGCCGTACTTCTTACCCTTATATTTTATCTTTGTACATAGCTCTTGGTTGTTCTCGTCGGCGTTATTAAGCCGAGAAATTATCTTGCCTATCTTCTCCAATTCTACAACGGTTAGAGTCGCTACTTGTTCTTTGGATAGGTCACACATAATAGATACGCTTTCTATTATCCACTCGGTAGAGTCTTCTTTAAATTCTATATCTGCAAGAAGTTTATACTGCTTGACGGTTATGTCAGCCAGTGAGTCGGGTACGGTTATTTTCATTTTTTGGGAAGATTGGGAAGATTGGGAAAGTTTACGGTATTTGCGGTTTAAAAGGTGGTATGTACGGGTTTACGTAAAACGTGCGTATGTTTAAGATATGTAATATTTTCCACTATAAGACGTTCCGATACGATTAATGCAAACGTATCTAACTGCGTCAATAAGGTGATTGTTTTTATCTAAGGGTTTACTAAGTTGGACTCCGTTGCGGTCTACCTCCCATCGGTAGTTCCTAAATTCCTTTTGTGCGTTTACGGAGTCTTTAAGGATATAAAGTTTGTGGCGTTTCATTATGTCGATACCTAACCGCACGGAGTCAGGCCCTTTCTTGGAAGGCTTTACGTTATGCCCTCGTCTGTGTAGTTCTTCTATCGACTTGGGTTCGGCACTATCGCAAATTATAGGCGTACGTTCCAGGTTGAGTTTGGCAAGTTCCTGACTTATGTCGCGGTTCGTCATTCCCGTTTTGTAAAGGTGTTCTTGAATGTACAAAGAATAGTCCTCGCGCCAAACAGAAACGAGCGCGGTGGGATCGTTGGTGAACCCCCAGTCCATTCCATAGGCTACGAGCTTGGCCCGTTCGGGTATAGCGTCTATCATTTGCCATTGTGGAAATATAGCGGCGGTATTTACGCCACGTTCCCCAAGTCCATAAATACGCCAAAAGTTTTCGTCTGTTTCTTTAAAGCGTTCTATCTCGTCTATAACGGATTGTTCTAAGAAGGGATTGTCGAGGTAGGTAGTTTGGAAGAAGTCCACATCTTCGCGCTCTAAGACGTGTTCGTAAATCCAATGGTGCTCGTCCGAAGGGTTGTAATCTATAAGGATTTTTCCAGTCGTTCTAAGTAGGAGTTGCCTCCAATCTTCGAGGCTGATTTCATTACATTCGTTGACGTACAAAAGCGTTCTTTTACGGCCACGTAATTTGGCGGGCATATCGCAACTTATAAACTCTATAAGGTTGCCGAATAGGTTATAGGTAGCGTTACTTTTATTGTGGTGTTCTTCGTAGTAGTTTCCCCCTTCGGTAAGTATCTGCATAAAGTCACGCATAATACTCGATCTTAATGCCGGGAATGTTTTGCGGACTATGGTAATGACTATCCCCGCACCCCTATTTTTAAAACAAAGTTCTATAATAACCTGACATAGTGAGAAGGTCTTCCCGCTACGGCTACCCCCTTGGTGGACTTGAATCTTTGCCTTAGATTTCTTTGCTTGGTAGTATGTCGTGGGTTGCATCATTTGACTAATTCAATGAAGTCTTCTACACAAGTGACACCAATCCACTTACCATCCTTTTGATACTTTTTTGCCTTTGGGTAATATGTCACCCCGTTGACTTTAAAAATTCCCGTACTTGGTTCGTAGAACTTAACCCCGCTTTCGTTGAATAACTTACGGAGTTGCTTTCGCTTCTTGGCGTTCTTACGTTTTTTAGTTTTCGTCATCGAACCAAGTAAACGGCTTCGGTTCGTTAATCTCTATTTGTTGCTTCTCTACATACCCCCGATTCTTTCCCTTGGTCTTTAAATAGAATATCGTACTACTGGGAACCTTATCTTTTATTT